CTTTATAAGTTAAGTCTCTATTGTAAGCCTTGAGTGCTTTCTTTTCTGTTGGATATCTCCAAGTTCTTCCTTTTACTCCCGTATCAGCAGTAGAACCTATGTTTATAATATGTCCTTTTCTATCTGCTTCTTCCATAGCATTGAATACACATTCAACAATCATAACTTGTTGAAACTTCCAAATGGCAGAGTTGTTAATAAAGATATCAAAGTTGCCTTCAATATAATATTCTGCAAGTTTTCTCTGGCCTTCAGAAGTATCTAAGTGATAACCATTACTTCTACTGGCTGTTTCATATTCGATATCGGGCATTGTGTCAAATAGATTGCACATAGCCTCGCATAAGCCGTACTTACGACTTCCTGTGATTAGTATCTTTCTCATAAGTTGTTGTATATTTCTATAAGTATGTTCTTGTCAAAACTGCCGCTACTATCTAATGATGCTAATTGTGATACTACAATTTCATCTATTGTCTCAAAGTGAATTTCAGCACCAGTGTCATTTTCATGTTCATTGCTTTTAACTGGCACTAATGTTACGTCTCGTAACTTGTATGTTTCTACAAATGTATCCTTAATAAAGTTTGCTTCTTCATAAGAAATATCGATATCTAGTGTTATCTTTACTGATGTTTTAGGTAATAGATATTTGTCTGGACCATCTAATAGTTTTGATAACGCAATTGTTCTGTATTTTGGTGCGTCTTTCCAAGTGAAGAACTCTGGTTCTTTATCCCACTCTAAGTACATCCAACCTCTATCATCATCCCAATTATCTGAGAAGTTATGAGGGAATGCATTACCAATATAAATTACATTGTCTTTTACTTGACGTTGATGAAAGTGTCCAGTGAACACATAATCTTGGTTCTTAAACATACTGCCTTTAAGACCACCGTGGTCAGGCATTTCAATCATTGCATTGAGTTTGAATGTAGGTAACTCTAAATGACTAAAGATGTACTTTGTCTTTATCTTAGGAATTTTCTTCCATTCATCACCGACTAACCATGGCACAATAGCGACATCACCTTCAATAAGTGTGTCACGTACTAATACAATGTTAGGCAAATCATCAATGAATTCCATTGAGTTTACGTCACGTGTTTCACGGTAGAATAAATCGTGGTTGCCTAGAATAACATAAACTTTTTCAAATGCCGCACTAAGTCTACGAAGACCAGCAAGACTGTATTTCATTGTTGATATGTTTAGACTTGACCGATTATGATGCCAGTCGCCTAAGAATATACAAGTTTCGCAATCTCTTTTCTTTGCGTCCTCGATAAACCAATCAACGAAATCTAAACAATCTTCGTTGTGTTGTTTCGCATTGTTCTTCATACCCCAATGGATATCTGTAAAACATGCGGCTTTTTTGAATAGATTATTAGTCATTGTCGGCATAAATCTCTTTAATGGTTTCTGTTGGAATAGCATCGTCTGTAATTTTTGTTTTTACGACTTTCTGCCAACGCTCCTGAGATTTCATTTCGTGTGCCAATTGTCTTGTCCAACTTGGCGCCTGTCCTGCTTTTTCGAGCAAGTCATCACGTATGCCTTGATTTTTCTTTTCTATGTTAAGAACACGAGTGAATGAATTGTTCACTACTGTTGTGTAGTAAGCAAATGGATTATCACTCTTGTCTTCGTTAAATTGTAATCCAATTTGTGCTAATTGTAGCAACGCTTGACCACGCATCTCATCGATGTATGTGTATCCACGCCAATTAGAACGCTGAGAGTATCTTTCTACTAGTTTGATATACATTGTCGCCAAAATAGCAGTAATCTTACCAGCACCTAAATCAAATTCTTTATCTTTGTTATAGTGTGAGATACCCACTTCGTTGATTTTTCCATCTACAAATGTATAGTGCTTGAACGCTGGAAATGGCAATTTTACTTTACGGTCAGCAACAGTTTTAGGATTGGCTTTGCGTCCAGGTTCATCTGGTATATGCTCAAATGTCATTACACGAAATACAATTTCATCTTCGGTAAAAGAAGTAGGGTCAACTTCAAAGTCAACTTGTTTCTTTTTCTTGTCTTCGTTTGCATCCCAAGCCAATTTTTGTAATCGTTTTGCTTTGTTTTGTCTTGCCTGTTCTACAGAATCAGCGATTTCTTTAGTTGAATACAGAATAATATCATGCTGATGGTGTTTGTCCCTATCTTCAAACCAAGAATAGTTTGACTTAGAAATATGTATTTGTTTCAACATATCCTTGTTATTTAAATAGTTTTGTCTTCTTGCCATAGTGTATTTCTCCTAATTTAATACCAATTATAACACATATAGTTGACCTATGTCAAGTGTTAATACATTATATATAGAAAAAATGCACAAATACCAAAAGTTCGTAGATAATACAACGATAAATACTGTTATAATGATTTAGGAGTAAAGTTATGGCAACCCCATATTATACAAAACAACCAGTATATCTGAAAGACCCGAGTGGTAGATTCTCTAATATTTTGAGAAGCAGTGAACCATTAGTGGGTGATGCCGCTAAAAGGGCAATGAGGACTAACAAAGACACAATATTGAATTTTCCTTTTACTCCTACAATATCAGTAATTCAAAGTGCAAACTATAATCAATATGATTTTGACCATTCAAACTTTCAACAACGAACATTTGTTAGTCATTCGAACATGGATTTAAACGTCACTGCACCAATGCTTGTCAGAAGTGAAGAAGAGGCAGAATATGTTTATAATGCCGCAGTGTGGCTTAGAAGTACAATGAAAATGTCATGGAAAAATGATGACAATCCTGGTTTGCCACCGCCTATTTTGCGTTTCTATTCTCATGGAATATATGAGAATGTTCCGTGTGTCGTTAGAGACTTTACTTGGAACTTAGATGCTGACATAGATTATGTTGAAACCGCAGGTGGTATGAGAGTACCAGTTATGAACACATTTGTTCTATCATTATCTGTTACACATTCTCCTAAAAGTATAAGAGAATTTAGTGTTAAAGACTATCTTGCAGGAAATTTAAAGGACCAAGGTTATGTATAAAGAAAACTCGCCATGGAATAAAACTTCAATAATCGATAATACTGTATTAGACATTATGAACAAGAGAATTTTATTTCCTGACCCAAACGATGAGGTATATGTCATACCACAAGAGTTTGATGAAAGACCTGATTTGTGTAGTTATGAAATGTATGGAACTGCAAAGTACTGGTGGATTTTTGCCGTAAGAAACTCTAATGATATCGAAGACCCGATTAGAGACTTCTCAGCAGGAAAAACTATTAGACTACCAACAATAGAAAATATTGAGAATATGGTGTAATTAACATGAGTGGTTTAAAAAAGTTAGCAGAACAATACAACTATCTTTATAATGAATTAGATGAATTTGATTCTTACACTTATTCATTAGAATGGTTTGTTGCTGACAAGAAAAGTACTAGAGAGTTTCAATTACAAGAGGCAGCATTAGCAAAGACTATTGCTAATAATGGTTGGCCGACGACCACAGATAACGTAATCACAATAGCAAAAACTGGATATACAACAGAATTCAATGTAACTGATTTAACAGTTGAGGCTGTTGGTGTTGGAAATTCTAATTATAGTAAAATAGCAGGTACAGCCACTAAACTAGAATTCACTTGTACACAAGTTGGAAATACTAGTCTAGCAGAAACCCTACAGACTGCGGTAGCATTATGTGGATATGTTTCTATATCAGATGCTTCTTACTTTATGAAGATTAATTTTATAGGTTACGCAAACGGTGTACCAAAAACTTTAAATCAGACAAAAGTTATTCCATTCAAAATCAGAGACTACCAAAATATAAACACATCCACAGATGTTAGAGGAACTACTACTGTTCTAAATGGTACAGTTCTTGCTGATACTGTTGTAATGAATTCAGATGTTTCATTGTCCGAATTTAAGTTTACCTACAATAGAGATAAAACACTAGAGAAATGTTTGAACAACTTTTTTAAGATGCTAAACACCGAAATACATGAAAATAATAACACACAATTAGGTTCTAATCTTAAACATTCTTACAAGTACACATTTTCAGAAAAGTTCAAACGTGAATTTGGCTCAGGAAGTATGGAAGGTATTGACGATAACGTACAAAAAGACATGACACCAAAGGGCACAAATGATGCAGTTGAAATAGGTACAGTTAAGTCAGGTCAGGCTATTTACTCTACGATAGAAGAAATATGTCACGTTTCTGAAAAACTTAGAAATGAAATGATAACAGATAACGCAGGATATACTAAAGTTCTGAATATTACTCCTTATATTGTATTAAAAGAAAATGGATTTAATCCAATAAAAGGTACACAATCATATGAGGTAGAATATTTTATTGACTATACCCTTAGACTAGTTGAACAAAATATGCCAGATTATTTTACAAAGACAAAAAATAATGAGAAAAATACTAGAAAGATATTTGATGACGGACATGTTAACAAATATTATAATTTCTTATTCACTGGTAAAAATGACCAAATCATAGATTTTAATATCTCATTAGATGCAGAATTGATAAAAGTCTTTACATCTCCAAATGATGTATGGTCATATGAAGATTATAAGAAAAATAATGACACTAGTGTTTTTATAACAAAAGAACAAGAGGCTTTAATAGAGAAAGCACAAGCAGACTTTGAAGAATCAAGTAGAGTGTTCAGTGAAAAAGAAGTTAGTTTTAATGCAATCAATACTCGAAATAAGGATTTTGTAGATGACTCTAAAACAAAAATCTTATCAGAGATAGCGAATTCGACAGACGAAATGTCAGCACAAGATGTTGAAGATAAATTCGGTGAGTATACATTAGAAGAAATTTTTAGAGAGTTTGGAATTAAAGAACCGCCTGCAGTAGAGGTTCAGCAATCTGGTAGAAAAGGTCCAAATCCTAAGAGACTTAGAATGATTGGAGATTTAGACGTACAAAAAATATGGGCTAACAAAAAATCACTTGACTTTGCAATTAAAAAAGCACGTGAGGCATATGAAGCGGCTAAGACAAATAAAACTACATTAAACAATGCATTTATTGGACTTCAGGAAGATGTCTATGCTAATCAACTTACTCAATTTTCACCAGATACTCAAATAAATGAGAGTGACAATGTTTTCAGAGATATTAGAAGATTTCGCGGCCCACAAATCATATTAGCAGAAGAATTGGGCGATAATTATATCACCACTACGACTGGCGAAGAATTTAAAAATATTCTTAAAGCACAGATGCAGAACCCTATAACATTTCAAAGGCTGATACAAAAGAAATCAAAAGGCGGAATAACAACTCATAGTGAGGCAGAACCAACTGACTTGGCCCTTGCTAAAGAAAAGTACTATGAAACAAAAGCAGGCAGACTAAGTATGATTTACGCCCAGATGACTATTAAGGGTGACCCTTATTGGTTAGAAGGACATATGCCACCAAAAACAAAAGATAAGATATACAACAGCACCGGAAAAGATGAAGGCGCAATCGGATGGGCAGCCACAACATTTAATGGTTATCCTCATCTAGTTTTAGAATCTAATAAATCAAGTGGAGTAGACGAAAACGAAAATGTTAAAATAACTGGATTGGTAATGAGCCTTTATGCAGTTAGGTCTATAACAAGTTCTTTCAGCCAAGGAGTCTTTACTCAAGTATTAGATATGGTTAAAAACTCATCAGCAGAGTTTTTTCCAAAAACTGACGTTGAAGTTGTTGAAGAATTAGGTGATGGAGATGGAGCAATACGAGTAGTAGCAGGCACAGGCGCTGAAGGACCAGCCGGTGGTGCTGGTAACGGTAATGGTAATCTGTCTGGAACTGGTACAACAAAAGTGCCTCTTACCGCTGACCAACAACTTGCAGTAGATATGGCTTTATCAAATCATATGGAGAGAAATGATGGGTTCCCATTAGGTGGTGCTTATGGACTAGGAGTCAATAAAACTCCAAGTGATAATACATTTAAAAAGTTCGTGGGTGACGCATTCACTACTATTGGCGAAACTGTTAGTGGTATATTCACTGAAGACCCAGAAGAAGTTGCGGAAGATATGATTGAAAATTCCGATGAACAGATGGAAATACTTGATGAAGTTAATAATCCAACAGTAGAAGTGAATCCAACACAAAAACTAGGACAAATAAATCCAGACCTGCAACTCTTAGATAATACGAATCGTCAAAATCAAGCATTATTTTATTTAGAAAATGTTAAAGATATGAGAGCCGAATGTGCAGGTGGCAACCAGGCTGTATGTACACAACTACATAAAACTAAAGCAGATTTACTAGCAACGCTTCCTCTAAATTTAACAGAAGCCGATGTTGGAAATCCAGCAACTATTACAGCAGTAGAAGATTATTTTAATGGAGTTATCGCTGATGGTGATACAAACGCAGACTTTAATCTTGGTTTACATGAGATAGCGGCATACGAGTATGCTCTTGGTGGAAAAATGTCCATAACTGGAAAAGATGACCAAGAGTTTCAGATTGACAGAATCGCAAAGAGTTTCTATGGAGAAAGAAACGCAGAAATAATAGTAGAAGAATTACAAAATGAAGAAATTGGCGAGTTGTGGTCATCAGTAGGACACAATGCTTTAATAAATGGCAAATCATCATTTGTTAACAGTGAGATGCCAGCAGTTGATATTGGTAATGTATCTGATAATAGTGATATAATAAACGAATCTGTAAATGAAGCAAGGGTTTTTAATCCAGAGACAAGAAGACTTGAAATAGAAAAGATACAAACTGGAACTCTAACAGCGACAGAAACACAAGATGTTAAGACGTTGAATGAAGAGATTAATAGTGTAATCAATGAGGCTATTGAAACATATCCAACAACGTGGCCGAGAGACTTCACGGGACAAGTTTTAGAAAAGAAACAAGAAGAGTGGTTTGAAAACAGTGCGACAGTCTTAGATGAAAAGATAAAAGAAGCAGGAATAACAGTATCTGAGGCCGAAAGAACAGAGATGCTTCAAAAGATTGCTGAAAAGATTAGCAATGAAGGCAGAATAAGTGTACTGTCAGACACAGAATTTAAAAAAGTTGAGGGGTATGCAACAGCAATTAATACTATTAATAATAACTCTAAATTGGGTAACAGAGGAGTAGTAGCCGAAACAGTTATAGCAAACGAAACAGTCACTGAAATAGCAACATTAAAAAGTGAGCATGAAAATCTTGTGGCAAACATGTATCCCAATTTGGATCCTGTCACACTTAAAGCAGACATGGACAGAAAAAGAGAAATAGAATTACAAATTGCTGAAAAAGAATTAGCATTATCGGTTGAAAGTGCATCATATATAAGAACTATACCAGGAGAAGCAGGCACATATACGCATGTTCCAATAATGGAACCTGTTAATAGTGGAGTTACTTCGGCAGAACGTTCATTTTTGAAACAAGAATCTACTGGTGAATTTGTTCTTATTCCACCATCCGATGCCACAAGTGACCAGTTAGCAATGTATAATGCAACTACAAATCAAGCAGAGCAAATAAATCAAGCAAATGCGATATACGATGCTATGACTCAAAATGTACCACGATTTACGGGTACAGATGACTTTGGTCCATATGAAGTAAATGATTACAATAATTTAGCAGATATATCATATGTAGATGCAAATGGTGATACTCAGACAATTAAAAATCCTAGTAACGAATTTGGACTATATACAAATAGTTATGATGAAATGTATCCTGGTGTTATTGCAGACCACGAGACATTGATGCAAGATATTGCAAAATTGTTTCCTGATGTTTATGCCGAAACGCCATCACCACCATCAACTTCAGATGGCGGACCGCTAAAGGTTATAATGACTGTACCAAAGTTTTATATAAAAGATAAAGAGAATAATTGACATGGCAGATAATACATTAAAACAATCACAAGATGAACAACATGCTAAAATGGCAAACCCAATGGTTCCTAAGTTGGGCAATATATACAAAGCAATTACAGTCACAGAAACACCTTCTGGCGAATCACTAATTGACCCTATGGGACAAGGAAGAATTGCGGCATATATTCCAGCATTAGGAGAAAGTCCTGATAATCCAACGATATTCAAACTTGCAAGAAGTTCATCTATATTTAATGTTCCAGATAAAACGGGAATAACTGTGCTTGTCTTTTTTGCAGATATTGATTCTACTAAAGACGCATATTGGTTTGCTATCGATAACCCAGTAGTAGATATAGTTGCTGGTGGTCCTTTAGGAAATCCACAAGTTGATGGCAGTGGTATAGGCGAAGGTGCTTATGCGGATGTTTCTGTTATGAAAGATTTTACAAAAGTAACAGATACAGAAGTAGACGGTGCTGAACTCCCCAACTCAGCGTTCAATAAAATACTTGCTGACCAAGGCACGTTGTCCGATGAACATAGAGGACCAACAACGACAAGTTCTTACAGAGATGCGGCATATGAGACAGTGCAACATGCAAAAGTTATGGGTTTCAAAACATCTGGTGGTTCATCTGTTTCTATAGATGACGGAAGTATTGCAGATGACGGTACAATTCATGCAGAACAAATAAAGATAACAACATCTTCTGGTGCGGCAATCACATGTGATGGCGGCAACGACTTTATTTACATAGTGAATAGTACTGGTTCTGGATGGGTAGAAATCGGTGCTGGTGGTGAAGTCATGGTGTATGCTGAAGGCTCTTTAAACATGAGAACTCAAAAAGATTTTAACTTACGAGCGGACAAAAATATAAACATGGAAGCCGGAGAAGATATAAACATTCGTAGTTTCCGTAATACTAAAATTAACACAGATAAAGAACTACATTTAAGAAGTACAGGAACACAGTTCTTACAAAGTGAAGCAGGAATGAATATTAATGTTGGTGTTAATTGTGTTGTATCAACTTATGGAGTATTGCATCTAAACGGACCATTAGCACCAGAATCAGAACTTATCTTAACTAGTGATATGCCAGATATAGAAGACTTAGAAGCAACAGAACTTAAAAAAACAATTGTATCTGAACTGCCAACACATGAACCTTTTATTAGACCACATGCTAAAGACCCAGACACAAGTAATTTTGCAAAATTAATGGCTAGTGATGATGGCTTAGATAAATCAGGATTAACAAAATGATATACGATAAACGTCCCGGCTCATTACTAAATTACATACAAATGCCATTAAATGTCATAACGGACAATGGTACTTTCTTAGGAACGGGATACCACGAGAATGGTAATCCAACTTATATACTATCGCATATAAGAGTACAAGTTAGTAATATTAATGATTTGACTTTTTCGCCTGTGAGTAAAAATGCTATTATACTTGATAACAAACCATCACTCACTGTTAAAGATAATATAGTTGGATATAATTATAAAATTTCAGATACTGAAGTTGATTATGGATATATCACTGTTGCTTCTACTCGTGTAGATATTTCTGTTGGTAAAATAACAAAAGGCATGGCAGAGTTTATCTTAGAAAAACAATTAAGAAACATAGGTAATGTATTAGAGAAATTCATTACTGTAAAGATTTCACAGCCACAATATGATGCGTTATTGTATCACTTTTACTATGAAGGTGTTAGCACTATAGAAACTAGTCCAATTATAAAACTTATAAATGAAAAAGATTGGTACTCAATCACAGATGAAATTCAAAGCAATATAAAGAAGAATGGCAAAGTAGATACTAAACTAGCACAAAGAAAAATGAAAACTTCAAAAATGTTTAGTAACGTTCCTGGATTCTAACGCTTATCTATAACTTTATCTGCTAGTCCAAAAGCAACAGTTTCTTCAGCAGACATAAAGTTGTCTCGCTCCATCGCTTCAGTCAACTCTTCGAATGTTTTTCCAGCAGTATTATGTGAAACATATATTCCAGTTAGTCTTTCTTTCATCTTAAGAATTTCTTTTACTTGAATTTCCATATCAGTTGCTTGTCCACCAGCACCACCGCTTGGTTGATGAATCATTGTGCGACTATTCGGTAATACATATCTTTTGTCTTTAGCACCTGCTTGAGCAAGTAGTGAACCCATAGAACACGCTTGACCCATCACAGTAGTTGATACTGGAGATGAAATAAACTGCATAGTATCATATATTGCCATGCCAGAAGTCACTGCACCACCGGGTGAATTGATATAGAAATGAATATCTTTTTCTGAATTTTCTGCTTCTAAGAACAACAACTGGGCACAAATCAAGTCTGCCTGATAGTCATTTACTTCACTTGTCAGAAATATAACTCTTTCTTTCAGCAAACGAGAGAAAATATCATAACTACGCTCTCCACTTGTTGACTGGTCAACGACCATTGGTACTAAATTTGGCATTATTTTATCCTTAGTTGTGTTTAATAATATTATTTAGTACTATAATAACAGAATTGAGTCTATTTGTCAATCTAAAACTACGAATATTATGTGGAGATAAATACATGTAACATAAACTACAGAGAAAAAAAGAGTTATGGCGTTATACAGCGGTTTCAGTACCAAAAACAAAAAGGCGATAAACCACGAGTTACAAGATAAAGACTTAGTGATTGAAGACCTGATGAACCAAATAATGACCCGAAAGGGAGAACGTGTCATGTTGCCTAATTATGGGTCGATTATACATGAGATGACGTTTGAGCCATTGACTGAATTGACAACTGAATTAATTAAAGAAGACCTAACCAATATTATAAATGATGACCCGAGATGCAAATTTGTTAGTATACAAGTAGCAGACTCTGACCACACAATAAATGCTATTTTGAAAATTGAAATTCTACCGTTCAACGAGCCAGTAGAATTAAATATAGATTTAGACAGAGAATAACAGAGAGAACGATATGAGCCAAGAACGTACAGACAATCTATTCGCAAGTGAAAGTTGGACAGCGGTATATACTGCCTATTCAAACATCAGTCTTAAAGCATATGACTTCGATACCATTAGAACTGCATTACTAGATTACACAGCACAAACTTATCCTGAGAAATTTAATGACTTCGTAGCGAGTTCTGAGTTTATCGCAATCTTAGACTTGGTTGCATATTTAGGACACAGTCTATCATTCAGATTAGACATGAACACTAGAGAAAACTTCATGGACACAGCAGAACGTAGAGCAAGTGTTCTTCAGATGGCTAAATCTCTAGGTTATAATAAAACTAGACCAATCAACGCAAAAGGTTTTATGAAAATCTCCAGCGTTTCAACTACTGAAGCAGTTAAAGATAATGAAGGTGTCTCTCTCGCCGGCAAAACTATTAACTGGAATGACAGTAACAATGCAGATTGGTATGAAAACTTTATTAGTATTCTAAATTCTTCATTCGCTGGTAATACAAAAATTCAAAACCCATCTTCAGAATTAACAATCGCAGATGTAGAACATGCATTGTATGAAATAAATGAAGACACATTATCAAAGAATATAAATTATTCTTTCGGAGCAAACATCTCAGGTGCAAATAGAAACTTTGAGGCAGTTCGTGTTGTTGCAGACAAACTTACATCAACAATTTATGAAGATGAGCCAAATGCTAATAAAAACTTTACAATCATAAACAGAAATGACAACCTAGGTTCTTCAAGTGACAGAACTGGTTTCTTTGTTTACGCTAGTGCAGGAACATTACAGTTACAAGATAACAATTATAGTACTGTAATTTCTAACAGAATAGCGAAAGTTGAAGACATTGATATATCACACACAGACGTTTGGGTACAAAAAATAAATTCTCAAAAACAGTATGTCTCTAGTGTTACTAAAGTAGACAATAACACACGTGAAACTGCAATTTACAATGCATTAAGAAGTGGCTCAGGCGATATAGTAAGTGTCACTACATTAGACAATAACTCAATTCAACTTACTTATCCTGATGGTATATTTGGAAACGCCGCATCAGGTGGATACAGAACTTGGTATAGAAAAGTAGATAATGATGATTTCTCTGTAAATGCAAGTGATATTACAAATTCAATAATAACAATTCCATACGTTGCTACTGATAATAGAGTTTATAGATTAACATTTACACTAACAAGTACTAGAGACTTTACTGAAAACTACTCTGGTGAAACATACGCAAGTGTACGTAGAATTGCACCAAGAAGTTATTACTCACAAGATAGAATGGTAAACGCACAAGATTATAATGTTTACCCATTAACACTTGGTACTAATGTTGTCAGAAAATTAAAATCAGTTAATACATCATTCGCAGGAAACTCTCGTTTCTTTGAGATGGATGACGTATTAGGTCATCACTCTAATCTAAGTGTAACAGGTTCAGACGGTACATTGTTTGTAGAAGATGAAACAATAAAAATGCCATTGAGATATAATAAGACACAAGGTAATAGTGACAACTTCATTAGAAATGAACTTACAAAAGCAATCAAACATCCAAGTCTTTTAAATTATTTCTTCTATCAGAACAAAGATAATGTAGCAGTAAACGTTGCGATTGCATTATCATACTCAGTTTCTACCAGTGATACAATGGTGATTAACACTAACATACCTTCATCTACAGCGACAATATATGAAGGAGATATGTTTGAATT